TTCCAAAATATTAAAAAAGTTCCAATCACTGCACCTGAAAGAATAAAAATGAAATCCCAAGAAATATTTTTATTCTTTCCCATTTTTCCTTAATCGTGGCTCAGGTGGTCGTTGGTCCAAGAGATAGTTTTCTAGTAATTCTTGTGCCGCTTCTCTGAATGATTCATCGCTCATACCAGCATTCTTCATGGCTAAAAGAATTTCAACTAATTCAGGATCGACAAAAGGTTTAATCCTATTCTTAAGATTATAAACAACCTCAACTACAGCTTCTGTTTCAAATAGCATTAAAAACCTCATGTTTTGTAATTGTCCAATCGCAAGCATCTTCCTCAGGTGGGAGGAAGAATTCAAGATAACGGTGTGTGGGTTCGTACGAAAAATAAAGTTCTTCACCTGTAATATGATTGGTAACCTTATAAATTGTAAATGTAGGCTCTATGTTATGTTTATTAGATTCCATCTAAATATTCCTTAATCTCATCCCAGTTAGTAATAATTCGATCTCTTTTCATTTCAACTTCAACTCCATCCCCGAAGCTTCGTCCAACAATAGTTTCCACATCAAGAGGAACATCCAAGGCCACGCCAAACGTGTGCATCACCGGGTTCTCTATCATATGATAGTGGATGATGTCCAAAAATTCTTCTAGCTCGTTGGGTGGTGATACGCCCTCTAAAGAGTCGTGGACAGTAGCTACAATTCTAGCTCTCATCTTTCTTTTTCGAAGCTCATCATTAATTCCTTTGATTGCACACAAAAGAATATCAGAGGCGGGTGACTGGATCGTGAAGTTAAGGCCCTGCCGGAGTGCTCTTGCTACTACTTTCTTATCAGGTGATCTTACATTATCAAGTTTTCTGCGTCTACCAAAAATAGAGTAGGCATATTCATTTTCTCTAATAAAATTATTAACAAAGTCCATATACCTTGGGACGGCTGGGTATGCTCTGTACCACTTTTGGATTACGGACTCTGCTCTTTTGATTTGGATATTTCGTTTGCGTGCGAGAGTATAAGCTGTTCCTCCGTAGACAACAAGGAATGAGGCTTCTTTAGCGTCTTGTCGTTCATCCGTAGTAACAAGATCAATTGCCTTGTTCTCGCAGAGTGACCCAGAGTAAGAATGAAGATCAACCCCATCAACAAATGCTTTTTGCATATTGTGCTCTTTGGAGATATGAGAGAGCACACGCAATTCCATTCCCGAATAGTCAGTAGTGACAAACACCCAATCATCAGGAGCGCAAAATACTCTACGAACATTGGCAATATCCGATTCTCTAGGAAGAGTATGGAAGCTCACACCCTTCTTTATTTTCTTAGCCTGGTTTAATACATAAGCACCGCAGGAAAGTCTTCCAGAAACAGTCCCATCAAAATTAAACTTGCAGTAAATCTTATTTTCTTCATTAACTTTTAAAGCTTTTTTAGTTCCTTGAATATAGGTCTTGTAAAGCTTACTACTTTTTCTAAGCTCTAGAAGAGACTGAATGAAATCATAAGTTTTGTTCAGATGCTCATCAGTATGCTCCTTAATACGAGCTATACTAGTGCTTCTATCTAATTTCTTTTCTTTCCAGTTCCTAGCCATTATTATAATCTGGTTCGCTTACCTAATCAGCCTCTAGATCATAGTCATTTTCTCTACCTTCACAATAACCACAATCATATCCGGCTTCATAACCACAATTCTCACCACTCTCGTAACCTTCCTCATGAGCTTTTTCTGTCAACAACATAATAAGATCCACTACTCTCTTAAATCTTGAATCTTTCATTTTACTAGGAACTTTCATTCCTGTCTCTTTTAATTTCTCAATAGCTTCTTTTCTAGTTATCATTTTTGCTCCTTTTGTTCATCTCTTCTTCAATATCTTCCAATAGATTCTTTAAACACTCCTCGTTTACAGATGGATTGTCTTCTTCTGTGAAGACAGAGGGATACATTTGAAACCCTTTCTCATCTGTGAAGAGGATCTTTACAATATCATCGTTTGAACCTACGTTATACTTCTGGCTAACTTCCTTATACTCATACAAACGATCCTCGTCGTCTGTGTTTCTATCCTGCAAGTCCTTTCCAACCTCGTCAAGAGCTTTAAGACTTACATCTACACCATTATACTCAATCTCAGCAAAGTCTGGTGTGAGAGGCATAACCAAGTTCTCAATAAGATTCCAACGATCTTGCTTCTCTAGTTCCTCTTTCAGTGTTCTAAATATCTTGAGAGTGAAATATGTATCCCATGCATTTCCGCGAATACACTCTGAGATAGACATATTCTCCCAGTCGAACGATTCCGGGTTAAGAATTGTTAGCATTCAAGCACCTTTAAAAGATCCTCTAATTCATCTTGGATATCACCAAAACTACCATATGAATGTTTCTTTACACATTTAAGGAACTTAGAAGAAACTTCCAATAGTTTATAATAACGTTTATTCCTATTCTCAAGCATATTTATAAACGTTAGAATATCTTCTTTATACTCCTCTGAACTAAAATTATCCTTAGCCAAAGTTGGATGCTCCAGCCCAAAAATAAGACGCTCCACTAAATCTTTAACTAATCTTGTAATAACCCCTAACTCTTTTTCAGACATAATTCCGTAACCTCATCTGCAAAATACTGTTGCGTAACATCCAACAACCTGTTTGGAGTATTCTCATCTACTTCATGCGCTAAGATCGCCGTGTCTATTACATTTTTATAATCCCTAATACCTTCATGAATTAGAAATTTAAGATCAAACTTAGCATTATGAAACACTTTATAATTATTAGGATTTCCCAAAACCGGGCGTAAAAAGTTTTTTATCGAAATAATATCTGTCTCCATTCCACCATCTACTAAATCAGGGTGGAATGGAGAATGCTTATGCCTGAATGGTATTACAAGAGTTTGTATTGGACTTCCCCAGGAAAGGGATATGGTTGTTATAACATTCTTTTTAAAGTCTAAACCATTAGTTTCTATATCAATCGCAATAGCTTCTGTTGTATCAAACAAAAATCTATAATTATCTAAATCTTTAGTGGTCTCCAAAACTTCATAGCTAAATTCAGATTTAGATGTCTTTTGAAGTATATGCCTATTGTAACCATTCCTAATATCTAATTCAAAAAGAAATCTATTTTTAGGTTCATTAATAACCTGGAATGGGTGGAATACAGGGACCACTACACACTCATGCCCATTTGGGGAAGTGTAAGGAAACGACTTTCCTCTCTTAGCATTCGGGCCAGTTAAACCTTTTTTAGCTATCACCATCTCCATTGGGAGAGCGCCACACGCGAAGATTAATTTAGGCTTTATCCTATCTATAGTTGCTTCTACGTGAGTTCTACAGATTTTCTTATCATCCGTTTTCATGTCCTTGGCTTTCACCGTAGGACACTTCACTGAAGCGGCAAACTCGAACTTACACTCCCCTTCTAGGGTTCCTAGAATTTCAACAAGCAGATCTATATCCCGAGCGGAAAACGCAACCTTCTCACCAGTAAAACTACTAGTTTTTAGTGAGTCAGATAAAAATAATACGTCAGCCTCGGAACATTTCTCATAATCTAAATAGCAATGAAAAGGTTTACTTTTCTCTAGTATAGAACACCCTTCACACAAAGGGTTATATTTCTTATCCCTATTGAACACTATTATAACCTATGGGAAAATCCAAGCATTATATTGACAACAAAAGATTTGAATATTTAATAAAACTTTACTTAAAAAATCCTTCATCTTGCGAGGATGAATTATTCAAACTATTTGATCTTCTAATATCTAATATAATCACCGGGTTTAATTTTAGGGTAGAGGCGGAAGATGCTAAACAAGATTGCTTCATTCTAGTCCTAGAAACTCTTACTAAATTTAAACCTTCAAAGGGCAGCGCATTCAACTACTTCACCACTGTTATTATTAATCGTATAAACAAATGCTGGAAGGACGAGAACCGCTACCGGGAAAAGATTAATAACTATATTAGTAGAATGTCCTCATACTATAACCCTAGTTCACTATAGATTAGGGGGATATAATCTGTAATGCGGCGCTCCCCTGTGCTTGACACAGTAACTAAGGTAGGAGCTTTCTTTACATCAAATACCAGGAACGAATGAGGCATATTCATGCTATCAACAATATATAAAGGAATCCCTGTATCATAGCGTTCTTTTATTTCTTCCACTAGATCTTTACAGTAAGGACACCATAGAGACGTATAAAGTATAAAGATACGCTCTTTTGTTTTCTTTTGATTCTTAATTAGTTTGTTTAATGAGTTTTCAGTATCAAGAAAATGGATATAGTTTTGTAATTCTGTGTTAGTCATCATTTGCTTCGGGGATATTAATTACAGGAATTTCGGATTGCTCTGCTGAAGCCTTTTTTTCCATCTCTTCAGCTTTTTCTTTTGCATACTCGATCGCTAGTTGGCGTAAATCCTCATTTATAGATTGGATACCTTTGAAAAATAAAGTTTTGTGGAAATCATCATCAGATATACCATCTGGTTTAGCATAATCTTTGAAATTCTTAAAACTTTCCGTCTCTTCTTTACTCAACTTAATTTGAAACTTCATACGTCCTCTTTTTCTCTCAACTACTTTTATATCCCAACCAACACCATTGGTTTCTTCTTTATTTTCACTCATTATGTCCTCGTCGACCTATAATAGACCTACTATGAGAGATGTCTTCGATAAATCTAAAATTAATCCCCGTAAGCAGAAACGTGTAAACAGTAAAGTGAAAGGTAACTCATTTGAACGAAAAATCTGCAAATTACTAAACTCTAAGTTTAACACCAAGGAATTCTGTAGAAGTCCTGGTAGTGGGGCTTTTGGTACTACTCATAATCATTTACCTGAGGAATTTAAAGTGTATGGTGATTTAATTACACCTAAAAACTTCAAATTCATTATAGAGTGTAAGAAAGGTTATAATAGCGAGTCCATCGGCAATTTTTTCAAGCCAAACAGCCAACTGAGGAAATTTACCCGACAGGCAGAAAAAGACGCCAAAAAATCAGGCCGTGAGGCTATGATAGTATTTCAACAAGATAGAAGTTTAATATTAGTTATAACTAAAGAAAATACATTTCCTAATACACTAGAACATATAACTTATAAAGATAAATCTAATTCGTACAACATTCATATTCTTGATGATCTTCTTTTATTAGATAATTATTATTTTTTTGAAGGATGTTATTAAATATTTTATAGACTTCGGTTAGAGCTTCACTAATTACAGAGTTAGATTGCAAAGAAGAATTTCTAAGGTATGCATCATTAGCAACTACATGGGTATAAATATCTTTACCTTTCCTCAACCTTAACACATTAATTCTATTTTCACCTTGGGAAAGGAAAATATTTTTATCAGTGAACGAGACATCCCAAGATCCATCCAGCATTCCTCTGATTGCAGTTTTAAGCATGTCATTATGATTAACAATATGAACTTCACCCTTAACGAGATTAGCAGCATCCCCCATAAACTCAGGATTATCGCTCCCAGCTATGGCTATTATCTCAGATATGGTGTTTTTAGTGGCTGGACCAACTACCCCTTGATTACGTTCTTTCTTTAAATCATTGTGTCGTTTTACATTTGTCATGTATCTTACAAGTTTATGCTTCACTTGGTCAGCATAACTTGGTTTATTAGGATCTAAATCTTCTAAATCTCTTAAAGTTTTTCCTACAATAGAATTTAAATCTTGTCGTTCCTTATAAGTATAATTATCTTTAAGTGCATTAACTAAATTGGTTTTAATATCTTCAAGTGGTTTAGTGAATGTTTCATCACCGTTATTGTCAATAACCTTAGCCTCAAGAGGGAGAGTTCTTATTGATCTACTAATATTCATTAGTTTATCATGATACTTAGCAGAATCCTCCCACCAGCTCTTTGTGTCTAATTGGCCCAGATCTTGTAAATAGGAGTTCATAAAGGATTCAATTCTTGCGCTGTCCATCGCATCATTGCTTTCCCACTCTCCAGTCGCGAGCCCTTTTAAAACATTATTAACCCTGGTCATTGAGTTCTCACCAAATTTGTATCCCTTTGCCGAAGTATAATTTTTGAGTCCAACTTCATTAACCCAAACAGTATCTTTGTCAGAGCTAATGACACCGGCTTTCAAAGCTGCTGATAGCATTTCAGGCTTGTCGTTGAATGCCAATGCGGCAACCATTGGTTTTGGCTTTGGATTAAGAATTCCGCTCCTAGAGATGCCTTTAATCGCTTCTTCCCTATTTCCCCAAATCTCTAAGACATCAGTGGATTTACCTACACCAGTATCACCACCAACTCTAACAATGAGATCGGGGTTTCTAATTCTGATTGAATCGCGTGCTCTGTTTAGAAGACCAATAACTATATTTTTAGAATCTTCACCAAAATATACAGTTAACTCATTTAGTAACTCAGCATCCTCAACACTAACCCCTGCTTCACCCATTTGGAAAGCATTGACCCAAGAGGCGTGAGCTTCAATTATATGCTTTTGGTAGGCTGCGAATTTCCTTAGACGTAATCTGGCTTCCTCGCAAATACCATCTACGTGAGGAAATTTACGACACAACTCTAACATGCTTAGAGGTTCATAAAGCTCCTCCAGGTTGGTGCTTCTGAACCCTGACATTGAATCGTGGGCTTTAATGAATTCGAAATCATCAAACTTTGTATCAGGGAAGAACCCATCCAAAAGACCCTTAAGAAATTTAGTATTGTCACTAAAAATAATTCCTTGGTCTGAGTCGCCCTTTGCTTTAAATGCAACATAACCTTCTTGGGTTACCACAACCATATTTTTAATATTATCAGCATCAATAGGAGAAATTTCATCTTTAGTTAATGTTGACATGAAATCATTAAAAGTTTCTGCAACACCTTCTACAAGTTCTGGGCTGACTGGTTCTTTTGATGCTTCAACAGATTGAACTTCGTCATCTGTAATTGCTACTTTTATTGTGTTAGTATTGTATAATTGTCTCTCAAAAGATTGTGGACTTTTACCTAGGAAATGGGTGATTATCTTTTTGCAACTTTCACCGGCAATCTTTCCTTTAAGGGTTTTTAGCTTACTACAAATATCGTCTTTTTTGGTTTCAAGATTTTTGAAAATTTCAACAGTTCTGTCAGTAGCTCCCTCCAAAGCAATAGTTTCACCACCCATCACCCTGGCGTTAACATCTCCTACCGGTGAGGAAGTCTCCCCCTCCTCAGAAAAATAGTTAACAAACTGATTCCACCCTGCACCGTTTAGAACTCGTCCACCTGAATCTAAGATATTAACATTGTTTAGCTTACCGCCGGCACCATTAACATAATATTTACCTTTTTTAGTAAATGTTATTGTGCCCGCAGACTGAGCAGGATTTCCTATAACTTGCCCAAGAGGAACTGTTTGGCCTTGTGGGATGGACTTTAGGGCATCCCTTGCCATACGTTCTAAATTAGCATCCAGAGCAGCTTCAGTAATATGGAGAATTTCATATTCTCTAATAATATCAGCGAAAATATTCATTACCATATTATAGCTAGTCTCTAGCTAGGATTTTATGTTTGAGCAGTCTGTTCCATAAAGTCGAATCGGAAAGTTACTTCAATAGTATGAAACTCATTTGTGGAATAATTACGTTCCGCTGGTTTCCAAGATTTAGGATAAACTCCATAATATTCTACAGAAGAGTGGAGCGAGCGATCGTGGTTTAGTTGAATAACTGACATTCGATTAATTTTATTATCACCATCCCCAAGGTCACCAGTCAGGGGATTATAAGTTCCTTTAAACCATTCCCATAAAGATTTACCAACATCGTCCTGAATAAGATTGTCAAATGTGATTGTAATCTCATCTTGAGAAACAGTCCCTGGGTAGTAAACCTTATCGTTGATGCGTTGAACCGTAATATCGTCAACACTCATCCCAGCAGGACTAAACTGCTTAGCAGCTAAGCGATAGATACGATCGTCTAGCTTTCCCCTGAATTCAACCTCGAATTGGTATGCACGTATTGAATCAAGATCTCTTGATATAACAGGGAGATTTCGATCACTAGGCTGGTCCGCCCTGAAATCATCTCTGTAGTATAGTTTCTTTGCCATTATAGATTACCTAGCTGTGCAGATTGATTTGTTAAGTTTAACTCAAAAATGATAAACTCTGCTGTTTTAGTTGGCTTGACAAGGAGTTTACACCAAAGTTGGTTATTATCAATTCTTTCAGGAGTATTTGTTGTCTCATCACAAACCACTCTGAATTCTGTAATTCCTCGTTGCCTCTTAATCTTATCTAGAACTGGGTTAACAGCAGCCTCTAATAAGTCCCAAGTGAATTCATCATTTGGTTCAAAGATAAATGGACGACCAACAGCTCTTGTTACCTTAAATGTTTGGATTACTAATCGCTTTACATTTATTCTATCATCAGCAGCAGGAGTTCGTTTTGAAGTTCTCTGCCCCCAAATTACTATTCCTTCTTGTGGGAAATTCATAATTGGGTTTATAACATTTCCACCACTATAAAGTGAGTCAGCGTCACCTTGGTTAAGAATTACTTCCACTGAAGATGGTTTAGTTAGTCTACCCCTCTTTGAGCCTGCTGGTGCAAACCATGGGTAGTAATTAGCATCAGTATAAACCATTTGCCTTGCGGCATAAATTACTGGATCATACCAACGATCCTGGGATGCAAAGACATCAAATGTCTGGACCCAGGGCCAATAGATAGCTGCGTAGGATGAATTTATAGATGCATTTCTACTGTCAGCAAAGCCATTATGCCAATCGATAGCCGCTTGTGTACTCCCAACTCCATAAGGAGGAGACAGGAGTGCGATGAAACTTTGTGTGGATTCAGCTAGAGTCACCAGAGCATTTTGTGTTGCCTGGGTAGAGATTCCAGGAACAGCAGCAATACTGATATTAAGAAGCTCGTTGTCAAGAGCTTGCATCCCAGTCTTTGGTGTGGATGCTTGGGACCCAATTAAAGCAGTGTCCCGGTCAGCAGCAGAAGATCCAATTCCACTATTCCCACCTGAGAAGTTCGTGGTTTTAGCCAAGGCTTTAATGAATCGAGGATTGAAGTTCTTCCCAATTCTACCAGATGAACCATCGCCAAGTCGCCCATATATCCCAACAATCCCAATTGTTGAAGCAGTATCAGCAAAGTAAGTAGCTTGGGATGGAGATCCAGCGTCAGCCCCGGAGAAGAAGAGTGAACCTTGTATAATCTTAGACTTAAGATTAGCTGTGAAACTAGTATTAATCTTATTCTCAATAAAGTCTTGTGCAGATACAAGTGAGCATTTGAAGCTTTCCTTTAATGCCCCATTGTCATTAACTACTACATTAAAATATGGTCCGGCAAGATTTTGTATAGTAATACTATTACCACTAGTATCACCATTAGTTTTTGTCCCACCGTTATAGCCCGCACCTGGGTATAACGATTGTGCTACATAACCTAACCCACTTGCTCCAGTTCCTGAGAAAGAAATACCATAGGTAGTAGTAAGAGAAGTCGCTGCTAGTGCTGACGCCTGGCCCGCATTCGCACCACTAAATTGTAGTGGGGTTAGAATATCTAAGAGAGTCCAAGTAGCAGTTGAGTCATAAGCAGATACACTAATCTTTGCGCCTGAACCTGCGAAGTTTCCAACAATAAAACCAGTGCTGGTTGTTGCGCTGTCAAAATAAGCACCAAACTTATCAGAATCTCTAGTTCCACCAATTGCTTTAGCTAGCGCCATTCCCTGATGGCCAGATGTCGCATTTACAGTTCCTGTGGCTATATGAATTATTTTTGGGTTTGCAAACTGTTGAACTCCATCATTGTCCCAAACTTGCACTTTGAGTGCCAGAGTAGAAGTAACACCATAAGATCCCGCACAAACTTCTAGTGCTGGGCAAGACCCAAACTCTACTACTGAGGAAGCATTAGCTGCCGTAGTTTCATCCGCTGCTCTTACAAAATAAAGGGAGTTTGTAGACTCAAGAATTTCAATGGCACCTTCAAGTGCTTGCCCAGGGATAGCCTCCATAGGCTCACCAAATGTATCAATTAAAGCCTGTGGACTAGTAATTAATGTTGCAACATTGGTTGGGCCTTTTGAAGCAAATCCTACTAATCCGACTACTGACGAGTTGATTACAGGTGCATATTCTGAAATATTTTTTTCTATGAAAAAAGTATCAGGACTTAGAAAGTTTGGCATTAAATCTCCTTAACCAATCCTCAGAATTCTACGTTTCTGTAGATTGCGTATTTGCTCTGTCACGTATGAAGCTGGTACTAGAATATGGCTTCTTGGAGCTAGCCAATGGGAATCTGACCCCTCTGGTGTGCTCACATATATTTCCATCCCTTGACCTGAAATGTTTGTAATTTTTGTTAAATCAGGAGGTATAAATTCTTTTTTGCTCTTCATAATAATATCTATTCTATTTAGTCCTTAAGTCTTACTAATCTTAGTAAAAAATTACCCTGTCCTTATTTCTAGATCGAATACAACCTCTTCTATTTTGCCCGTAGAAGTTATTTTGTAGATTGGATATGGGATGTATGTCTCCACATTTACCGTGAATGTTTTAACCAAGGTTCTATCCTCCCCATCACCTGTATCATAAGTATAACTATCTTCTTCCTCAGTCAAAAATACTTGAGTGTGATCGTGGAGATCGGTCTCCAGGTTTAAACTTGGGTTGAATAATTTTCTAATTTGTGGAGAAATTTCATTTATATCTTCAATATACTTACCCCATAGTGATATTTGAAAAATAAAATCCATAGCTTTCGGGGCTAAACTTATTACTCTCTCCGCTCTCTGGGTTTTATGATTCCACCATTTTTGAGACTTTACAACAGGAGCGAAATGTCGTCTTTCTTGGGATTCAATACTTTCTATTTGATAAACGGAAATTAGAGGGAGTATTATTGCGTTCTCTTGGAAGATCTCAGCTATTGCTCTTTCAGGAGCACCATAAATAGTTTTCACTTTTATTACTTTATTGTCCTCTGAAAGATAATTAAAATCTAAAACATTAATAAAAGACTGAAGAATTTGTTTATTAACTTCTGTAAAATCAATAGAATTCTTAGACATTTCAATCAGTTGTTCTATAATTATACTTGATACTGCCATTAGTCCTCGTTAATAGTTTTACTAGAGAAAGATTCTATTAATCTAAATACCACTTTGTGATATGATGAGGGTGCCGATGCTCCCCCAGCCCCAACTGTTGGTGTCAGAATATTTAGAACTAGTGAAAGTGGTGAACTGATATTAATCGTAGAGCTAGAGTTTATTGAATCATATTGTTTTATAGAAAGATTAAGTGATTGTGAGTTTAAACTTGGCGATACTTCTTCTGTGGATGTTAAAGTTGACAGGACTAAGGTCATTTTATTAGTTTGACTACCAACCTCAGTGTTAGCTGTTTGGGAAGTTAAGACTAATGTGAGAGTTGAACTATTGCTCTCTATACCTGAATCTGGGGTTTGCGGTGCTAGGACGAGTTGGAGAAGATTAGCATTAACATTTTCAAAAGACCCAGATCCAGCGGTTGCTGTTAGTATAGCCAGGGTTAAGGTTAAACTACCTGTAGTATATTCTATATCTTCGTCTGCTGAATTCTGAGAAATTGATAGTGCTTTAGTATTAGCAGTATAGCTAATTTCTTCTACTGCTGATTGTAGATTTAGGGTGATCGCTTGGCCATTTACAGTATATTCAACCCCGCCATCTGATGTTTTAGGATTAATATTAAGACTTAAACTATTTGCATCATAATCAATTTCTTCAGAACTAGAATTTTGTGTAATAGTTATTGATTTACTATTAACTACGTAATCTATTTCTTCAGTTGCTGCTTGGGAATTTATAGTTAATGATAAGGTATTTGCATTAGATCCAATATCGGATTCCCCGTTTGCTAAAATCGATAAATTAAGATTTAAGTTGGAAGGTGTCCCTGTTATTTCTTCTGTAACCGAAAACTGAGCTAAATTTAGAGATAAAAGTGCCGCTGATTCTTCTACTAAAGTAGTAGAATCTGGTAATGATAAACTTAAACTAAGTGCCCCTGCTGTGACAGAATAATCACTAGTAGAAACAAGATTAGGTGTGTGTTTAACTCTTCTAGAATAAGCAGGGACAGGTGGTTGATCTCCAACTGATTGGCTTGATCCCACGTTGCTGAAATTATTTCCGTTCCCTGAGTGATCGACTCCACAACCTTCTATAGTAGGTCCGTGCATTGGAAGAAAGAATTCTACACCATAGGTATGCTTCCATAAATTTATCATCCTACTAGGATTTTTACGATAAGCATGGATCTGATTTACAGAGAGGGAGGCATTGACATAAGCTATATAAGCCATATCTCCATCCCATTCGTCGTACTCGGTGCTACGTGTTCCCAACCAAATAGGTGTTGCTAAATTTGTAACATCCCCTCCATGAGTGTGGTCGTCTTGAATCCTTAAAACATCCCCATTCATATCAAATATATTAATATGAATATCATTGGCAATATTATCGCCATCACACATTACAGAAAGAAGAAACCAGGTGCCTTGAGTATAAGAAAGACTTCCCCCATTCTGAAAGCTTCCACCTATGCTAATTGTAATAACATTGCTAGTGCTTAAACGACAGTAAACTTGGTTATCACTCTCCCCGGCATCAGCTTTATTAAAAAAGCAACGATCATCACTGGATACATCATTTATACGGTAAAAACCTAACCAAGTCCATTTTTTACCCCGCTCAAAACGAGCCGTGGTAATATCAGGCGAGTATAAAGCATCCTGAGGGTTACCTGTGTCGTCATGCCAGCTCACGGCCCCTCCTTAACCTGGTGTGTATTCTAGATATGCGTCAAATACAATAGCAGCGGCAGCCATAGTGTCGGCTGCGTCCGCCCCCTCTCTTGAAAGAATAATTAACAAATTATCTCCTGCCACGAAATTAGCTCCTGCTGGGGATGTCGTCTGAGCCCTCAAACGTTCGTGTGCAGCGGAAGGGGCAGCATCAGTAACTTCAAGCTTTTCCTGAGTAGCTGTCGTGTCAAAAGATTGAACATCATTACCACTAACAACAAAATAAGCAACAGCCCACCTGACATTTCCTGTTGTTGCTGTGGAAGTCCAAACTATAGAAAACTCTGCACCTGAACTATAATCATCAGGAATTCTGATATGGGCAAAAGCTTGGTCATCTCTTGCTGAGTCGTTGAATACTAAAACTTCGGCTGGGAAAATATCATTAGTATCTTTTACCCCGTAAGATTCAAAAAACACGTTTCCACTAGCGTCGGGGATACAGTGATCTAGAATACTAACATGAGCCATGGTTTACTCTCTTCTAAATTTTGAGAGAAGCATATATTTAACAATAATTCTTTTTTCCTCTACAGTTAAACCAGATTTAACTCCATTAATAACTGAATTAAGCCCTGGCTTCATTGTATTATCCATATAGTCTTCAATCGCTTGTAATATTGCATCAACTTCAGATTTAGTCCATCGGATTTCCAAAGAAACCCTAGCTAAATCCTGTCTTAACTTTACTAATTCATCCGAAGTTAAAGTTGGCATATTAAGACGCTGCAATGGTCATCAGTCCGGACCCGTTCCAGTTAATAGTTAGAGTTCCGTTTGTAACTGTAGTAGTGCCAAAATCAAAAACACCAATTACAGGTGAGTTAGCAGCACCAGTTCCAACTCTTTCCCAAACTAATGCATACCTTGTGCTATGGGTGAAGCTTGACCAAGATGGGTTAGCTGTAGAATCAAAAGTAGTGGTTGATCCAGGCCCTGTTACAGTGACCGCATCGCCATCTGAAATAGTTAAGCCACTTGTAGTATAACCATTAGCATTTGGAAGTTCTACTGCTGTGTAAGCATCGTAGAAACCAGCAGTAACATTAGGACCCGCCGTTGCATCTAGTAAAGCACAATATAAATCAGCAGTAGAAAGGTCAATTTGTGCTCTCATAAGAGCATAACCTAGATTATCAGGAACGACATCAGCCATTATTTATCTCCAACTTTTTGCGCAAATGGTCTAAGGATCAATGTTCGTGGTGTTACAATAACACTTGTTGTGGGGTTACCATCTTTATCTACACCTTTTATAATGGTTTTACGAACACAATTTGGATCATCTACTTCAATGATTTTTTCATCTTTATCTGTCATAACATCCTCTTACTTTATATAGTTGAAGTTTGGTAGGTAAATTCTCCTAAATTTTCTCCATCAGGAATTTCCAAGACTTCAAGATTAAGTTGTTCAATTTTACCCGTAGAAGTATACAAAACTTCTGGGTATCTTATCCACCCCTCTACAGTAAATATTATTCTACATTTAAGGTCTCTATCAGAACCATCATCCGGGTGAAAATCGCTTTCGTTTGCTATTTCAGAGATGAAACCATGAATTCTCCCCTCGTTAGTCCAGACCTCCAAAGAGGGCGTAAACTTTAGCATTATCTGATTTAGGACTTGATCGTAATCTGATTTATACTTTGTCCAAATACTTAATGCATAAGTAACATCTACTGGTGTTGGAGCGAAGGATAAAGCTCTCATCGCTCGCTGCTTTTCCTTGTGCCAGACTACTCTATGGGTTAATATGGGCTCATATCTTGATCTATCAGAATTAGATTCTGACTCCATCTGAGTTAGACTCATTATGGGGAGTATAATATTAGTTTCTCTTTTAGACTGTGCCCTGCTGGGAAGACCTTGGATAACCCTTATAGGAATTAATTTATTTTCTGATGATTTTATTTTAACATCAGAAAATAAAGTTAATAGTTCTTGTGTTATTTTTCTGTATATGCCAAATGAGAAATTAGATTTTGAATAATAATCATAAAGTTTGGCTTGAGCTTCTTTTTGTAGATTTGCTATTGAACTGCTTGTTTCAACAGTATCAAAAGCTTGTGGGTTATAAAATACTTCTACTAAAGTTCCACTAACCATTTCCTCTACCATAACCTCCTAATTTATCATCAGTGGTATCAAGTAAAGTAGAGTCTTGGACATCAGCAGAATCACGAAGTAGTCTAGCGTAACAATTTAAATGATAAACACCATAAGCTTGGAATTCATCTTCTTGAACTTCAAAGATTTCATACTTCTGCTCCTGGAAAGCGGGCTTGATAATATCCCCGGAGTGAGGTCGCCTATTTATTGCTTGCTCTATGTAAGTTAGATTAAATACAAATATTTGGTCATTAGAAATCTCTATACCGAACTGTCCTAAGTTTTCTTCCAATGGACTTGGATCGTAGTGTCCATAAACAACAATCGGATCTTTAGCAATTAATTTATTTTTTGCCTCCATATAAACAGAATCGAAATCTTCTCCCCTGTAATATTTATAGTAATACAATTTTGACCCTGATAGTCGAATTAATTCCTCATCTACCAAATTAAGTAAATTTAAATCTTCACTAAGCGGGTCAAATAAATTTAACTCACTCTCAGGTATCGGCGGAAGTTTTGGTAACTTCGTAGTTACTTCGTAATTCTTTTTCTTAGACATTAGAATGTACTAAACATTGGAGGCTCCTCTATAGCCTCTATAAGCTCCTGTAAGAGAAGTTCTTTCTCCCTAACACTCTCCTCGCGAAGTTCAGGACCGTCCAATACAGTCCCTCCTCCTGGGCCTGGGAGGCTCTTATGCTTGCCAAGCGTCCTGCCAAGAATTCCTTTACAAATCGCGAGTGTATATCTCTGCAACCAGTTCAAATAATACGGATGCATAGTCTCTGAATCCAATGCTCTGTAAACAATAACGACAGGTTGTGGGGTAATAACAGGAGTAGGGGTTAATTGAATATACTTACCATTAACTACATCGTAAGCACCTTCTTGGGATAGAATCTTACGTATTTGCTCCATATGTTGTTGTAATAGATAGAATTCTCCTACATTAAAATCTTGGAAAAGATAATTATCTTGGAAGTATTTAATAAAGAAATCAAATTCTAAAGTTCCCGCTTGTGCTTGGATAGATAACAAACTTTTCTTATAAACCACATACTCTAAATTATGGATCATAAATTGAGGAATTTCATAAACATTGATATCAGCCGATGCATTAAAAGCAGCGAATTGCCGAGTCCACCTTGGCGCTCTATAGTGAAGAAGAGATATGGCCTCGTCTATTGCAGTTTTAATTTGGAATGGGACTAGTTCTACTCTAACCACAGGATGCCCTAAATGGGCTAATACATAATCATTAATTCTTTGTTCAGTAGGATTGAATTCTCCTACGTCAAAACCTTCATTTCTATTAAGGGAAGAAGGATTAATATCACCTGAAGCTTGGTAGTGGTGAAGACGATCCCCTCCATACTCACCAAACGATGATCCATATATTTTAACCTGTGGTCTTGCGATCGCCATAAAAAGTTACCTCATTAGTATATAGATACAAAAATACCCTCGAAGGAAAAATCCAACGAGGGTATTTTCTGTAATCCTAGTTAGGATTAGTATCCGCCGTATGCCTTTTCGTCGGCTTCGGTTACCCGCTTGAATGGGTCAATTAGGATGTTTTCTGTGGTTCCAACGATACGCATGATCCGATAGAATCGGTTCTTTGGTTGGATGGCAGCCTTACCATAGCGGGTAAGGATACCTTTTCGTGGTTGCCAACTCTCAGGATCTGGGATGGTTGGTAGTTGCTGGAGTGGGATATATGGGCAGTAGATAAATCCACCATCCATTGCGTTGTCAGGCTTGTATGCCATAAGGATTTCGTCCTCAGGCCAGAGAGGATCTACATAAAGATCATACTTCCCTGCAAACTTACCCTTAAAGGAGATGTTTTTACCCATATTTGATGGGCCGTCTCCCTCAGCTATACCGCCTTCTAGTTTAGCAGCGGACTCTAGCATAGCTGCTATAATTGGTGAGGTAACAAGAACTGTTCCCGGACCACGGTGAGTAGTGCGGTAAATATCTTGGCTCATCATGTTAAGAGCAGCTAGGAGGTTAGCATAGCGGTGACCCATGTGTTGGGCTGCCATACCTGTGGTGAATGAAGTTGTGGTTAGGTCAACAATCCAAACGTTTGACCCGGCTGCACTTTCGGTTGGGATACCAGTGAAATCATACTCGAAAGCTGTCGCGGCAAATCCACCGGTCTCATTTGGACCATTACCGCCAATGTCTCCAAAGTTGTTGGAGTTAGCGTTATCTAGTGAACTCTCCCACCAACCACCGGCACCATTGGTTAGGTTTGTGATACCACTTGGGTTGTAAGCGATCATTCGGAGATCTTCTAGAAGCTCACGATCGATCTCAAGGCTTACTTCCTTACTTAGAAGGTCAGTAAGTTCTTTCTCAAGATTGATGTTATGGTAGGCTTTAAGATCTTGAGTAGCTTCGATTGTCCAAAGGGCACGCATCTTACGAGTACGGGCCTGGACTGGTTGCTGTTGGATCTGTAGGGAGATCTCAGGAATTGATGTCCCTGAAAGACGCTCACCACCTGATACTGACCAACCGAGGATTGTCCCGGTATCTGGCCAGCTAGCAATCTTACCACCAAAGGTGGTAGATGGCATACCAGCAGAAACTTCTAGTAAAGCACTAAGATCGATTGGGCCGGTCACACTAATATCAAGACCAACACCATCACCACTGTTCGACCCACCAATACCGTGGTTAAATTGGCCAGTACCACCTGAAGTATCAGGTGATAGTTTAGCACGAGAACCAATGTCCTCATTGATTAGACCACGATAAGTAAGATTAAACTTACTATAGATGTTCTGTGCTGTGCTTCCGTAGTGTCGTGTATGGCCTACATAGAAGATCTGGCTTACAGGACCTGTCATTGGTTGAACGCCGACAAAGTTCTGTGCAATAAGATTGGGATAAACCCGACGAACGAGAGGGAATGCAAACTTCTGGAAAGTTCCTAGCTTACCAACTGTAGTGGTAGCAGTCGTAACAGCGGCCTCATCAAGACGCTCAGCTACGACGGCTTTAGCTTGGTTTTCAAGGAGCGTTGCGGTTACCTTACGGGTATATGGATCATTAATACCGTCTAGAATAGGTTCCCACTTGTCTAATAGCTCTTGTGAGCCGCCAATATCGTACATTTTTTTCCTAATTTATACTTAAATCTATGATCTCTTCTGAGAGAAGATCATTATTGTTTTTGGAGACGACACCTTTACCTTTTCGTGGGTCTCCACCATTAACTGAACTAACAACTGCGCTTTCCGAAGACTTAAAAGGCTTTGGAGAAGTTTCCTTGGATTCGTTAAGAGCTTTTTGTGTGCCCTTAAGTTCCTCTTGGAGAACTGCAACTTTTTTGGCCAATGCTTTAATTGTGGTTGAAAGTTTCTGGTTCTCTTCAAGAGTTTGGTTATACTCTTCGACTAGAATTTCATTTGCTTCTTCAAGAGTTTGAGCTTCTTTAGCAATATTAATTGCTGCGTGATTTTCATCCTCTTCCGAAAGTTCTACTGACATAATCCCACGGATCGATTCAAAAAGTTGAGCATTTCTAAATACTGGATTTTCTTGCTCAAGTTCTTTTATCGCTTGTTCTTTCAACATATCAATATTAGTTCGCATGAAAGCTAGAACTTTAGTATTAAGATTCTCAACCTTTTTCTTAACAGACTCGGTTACTATAGTTTCAACCAAAGTAGCGATCTCAGTAATAGTTTTTTCTGAGAGCCCTTCGGGTAGTAGCGAGGCTATTGATTTGAGATTTTTCTTCATGAATTATTCCTACTAAACTTATCTATTGTAATAACTTTAAGAAAGTTATAAATTTTCAAAAAAAATTAGTCTTTTTTCTTGTTTCTTTGCTTCAGCTTATCTAAAAGACCAGGATTCTTTTTGTTAAATCTCTTTTTGGCACTATCAATTGCTCTGTCATGTTTATCAATAGCATCATAAGTTTCTGGTTTAACTTCAGTATTCCCCTTAAACTTCTTAACCATTGCTTTGGCGACTCGTCCAGTCCTTTGCAAGCCTGCTGAGCCTTCTTTATATAATTTTCTTACTAATCTACTTTGTTTTTGTGTTAAATCAGAACGAGTTTTGTTCTGGTGATTAACAGCATCGTCTTCTTCTTTACTACCAGGAACTGTCTTTCTGACAGCAGCGTTAGCTTTTTCTAATTTTTTATGTGTTCCTCGTGCTTTTCTCCTAGAATTTTTAATACCTGCTGAGCCTTCATTGAACTTCTGTCCACTAGGATCACCTTGAATCTTTCCACGACGACGAAGATCCTTAACTCTTTTCTGAAGTGCTTTTTCCCTGCTATCGCGGTCAGCCTCTGGGTTGTTCATAACTTTGAAGTTACGCTCGGATTTCTCCTTACCCTTTTTGGTTTGGCCTCGACGAACCTTGGCAGCAGCAACACGTTTTCTTACTTTATTAAGATCCACAGACTCTAGAAGGTTAAGACCAGAATCATCCTCGTCCATGTAATCTTTTAAAGCCTCTTTAAGCATTGTAAGAAATACTTTCTCACCTAAGACTTTCTTATAAGCACTTTCAATTTTCTTTTGATTTTCTACTGATTCAGTTAAACCTACAAAAGCACCTTCAACACTAGGGTCAGTAACAAGATCCCATGTCTTTACATTTAGATCTTCATTAACCTCTTTCTTACCTGGGAAAGCTTCTGATTCTTTTAGAGAGCCGAGAGCCCGGGATGAAATACCAAGTTCAACACCATCACGAACTAGTGCTTGTGCTACTTGACCAGCAGGAGTTGAAAGAAGTTCTAATTCTCCAATTACCTCATTACCTTCCATTCTAAGATCTGTAATCTTATGAGAAGCATTTGATAATTTAACTACATCATAATTTGGATGATCTAATTCACCTACTAAACGATTTTCTTTAATTAGATCTTGTAATTTCTTTACTTCTCGCTCAAGTATAGACTTTGGATAAATACGATTATTCTGATTTGCTTCATCAGCACGTTGGAATGTGCCACGGAGTTTCATTTTACCAGTAACTTTGTTTTCAGATATAATCTGAAGATTACTAAGTGGATAGTAGTCTCGTAATAGTTGCATTAATTTCTCCCGAATCTTCCTCTGAACTTATTCTTGAAAGCTGCACCTTTTGTGGTTAAAGCTTTCGAACGATCGTGACCGTGGCGAACTAGAGTTCGTTTAGCAAACTTTTTAACTGAATTAAAATCAGCTCCTGTGGTCAGGTTTTTAGCACCAGGGGTGAAACCCTTAGCAGTTTTGTTCCCGACTCTCTGTTCTTTATCTTTACCCCAACCGCCTGCTGTTATCACGTAGAGACGATCGGATTCTGTGGTGGAAAAAACTTCCCCTACTTTTCCGTGCTTAAGAGCATCCATAATACTTGAATAAACTTTAGCTTTAGATTTCTCAGCAGAAACTTTACCTTTATGCCTACCCTTTGAAGACTCTACACCTTTAAAGCGACCTTCTTTAGAGCCCCGACCACTTTCAGCTCTGCTCTCGTTAATGAAATCCGTAATATCCATTACTTTAAGTAATCCTTTAATGCCTCAGCAATTATTTCAGCCTCAGTCATTTCCTTAGTTTTCTTCTTTTTAGTTTTCTTCTTTTTTGGACCACAAGCTTCTTTCGCAGGACCGGCCATGTTTACACCGATCATACCAACTGTGGTCATTTCATTTACTAATTCTTTTACAGATTCAGTAATAGTAGTAAGTTGTGATATAATTGATTGAACTTTTTCTTCTAAAGAACCTAATTCTTCAACCTCTTCAGTTTCTTCTTCAATCTTAGTCCTTGTTATTCTTTTTCCTGTAATACTTTCTACAAGCTCATCAGGAACTTCAATATCTGACACGTCTGGAACATAATTAGGTTTTGAAATTTTAGTGGTATTGGATAAATCGGGGGGTGGCGCTTTACCTTCCAGTATAGACTTCTCCTCCCCCATAAGTAACTTTTCTACAAAATCTGTTACACTAATATCTGGTAGTTCCTTATCTGCCATTACTTCTCACCACGAATCTCTTTGCTTCGATCGGCCATCCCAGCACTTACGCTCCGATACCCAGCTTTCTTCATTTTCTCCCTACGAGCTTTTAATTTTTTAGCTTGTGTAGGATCGCGAGCTTCTTGGTCAGCCATTTTTTGGCCTATCCTAAAAGCTTGTTGTGTTTTTTGCATTGCTGTTTTTTCGGCTTCACTCAGGAAAGTCTTCCGAATCGTCAGATTCATCATCCTCAGATTCGGTCTCCTCGTTGAGTTCTTCCAGGACAGAAACAATACGATTAACACATTCTAGAATAGTGTCATCATCTAGTGCTTCAGTTAGCGGTGCCTGGCACATTGGGCAAGTATGTTCTTCAACTACTACTTCTTCTGCTGCTTCAACATTAGACTCATCAAGCTTTTCCTTAAGTTCAACTTTAAGGTCAGCATCTTCCCATCGGCAGCCCTCTATAAGACTCTTAACAAAGTCTTTATCAATTGTTACGTGATTCATTTTTATGATACCTCTAGGTTATGTAGTATTCCCTAAAAAGAATTTTACTTATTTATGGACAATTTCCTGTTACTGGAATAGCATTCAAGATAATTGAAGCTATTCTAGAATTATCAAATTCAAATTCACTCGGACCTTCTGCAATAATATCAAGTTTAATAAACCTGGGGACTATTGCTTGGAATGATCCTCTAATAGTTCCTGAGATTGGATCTATAGTAACCCCTTCTATCTGTTCACTTTCAAATCTGAAGTTAGTAATAGGAATAGGTAACTCAAACTCTTTCCTTGCATAGGCTGGCAGCTTGGCCCCTGCTTTTTCTGTTAAAGGTGGGCCAGGATAATTCTTAAATACCTGATTACTACCCTCTTCGATCAAAGGTGTCCAAGCATCTTGTATTTTTATTTCGAAAGGACAACCTTTGCTAAACTTTTTAACATTAAAAGCATGTTCTATAACATAGTAAACATTTTTTTGAACAGGATAGAAAATCTCAGGTTTCCCTCTTGTATACCCTGTCGAGCCCCGATTGCTCTTATTCCCGCCTGGCCCTGAGTCGCCACCACCGTTCGCTAGGACGTTCTGAGAGCCTCCATCCGCGACATCTCCGCAGCTCAAGGGATCACCATCACGCAAAATTGGCACCCCCTCGACGAAAACATTTGGACTACCAAGTATGGCTTGGACGGGGTGGGTTGTAGGTGGAACAGTGCAGCTTGGGATATGTGGGAAAAAACTATCCCCGACCCCCATGGCTTTTCTTCCCTCCACAAAAACCGAACCTTTCCTATTAACAGACTGTGGCCAAGTTGGAACCCAACAATGCCCCTGTGTTAAGTTTGTAGGGTCTAATGTGATTATTTTAGCCATTATCTATTCCAATTAAAATCTGTATCAAAAATACGATCTGAGTCCTGAAGATAAATGGTATCATCAATTGAATCATCTCTAACATCTCCAAGACCTGTCTTAACTAAAGGCTCCCTATTTAATATATAAGAAATTCCTTTACCCCTCCCACCTTTTTCTAACCAATCGGTAAGTATTTTGTGGTTCTGTTCCCGTGCTAACCCAAAAAACTCAAAAGCTTTTAGTCGTCTAAACACATCATACCAAGTTAACTTATCTTTTACTTTGTATCTAGCTATAAGATTATCAATTACTTGGATTAGTCTTCCTACTGAAGAAATTGTTCTAGGGGAAGGAGGTAAAGAATAAAACGAACCATTATAATAATAAGAACTAGTGTAATAGTTTTCACTGAAACCAAAAATTACATTATCCACATCAGATGTTTCCACCAAACCTAAACTCTTTTTGTTTTCCACATTTAAAACAAAAGAAGGAGACAAGCTAGTCCTCCATTCTTCTGCTGTTGGAATTATGTCTGGAATTATACTTATTACTCTAGAAACATTACCTCTAAAATTCGTAATCTGGCTAACCCCAAAAAATGGGTTATGCCGACTGCCCGATCCTGGAACCAAAACTATAGCCTGTGGTGTGTCTCTTGAAATAATTGTATTTCTAGTATTGGCTCTTGAGGGGTTGAAATTCTTAAAACTAATGTCATTCATTGTTAAATTTAAATAACCACTATTATTAGCATAAACTAAGAACGGATCATTATAATCTATATTAACACTAATAACATTGTATCCGTTATTACGGGCATGGGTGTTGGCCTCTTGTGCTGTGAGTTTTGTGTAGGTAGCTGTTGTAGAGTAAGAGAGGGGATCTATACTTTCAGGTGACCCAACTGTTGATAGATCCAATTTAAAATACATTGGAACTAAGGTGGAAGTTGTATCATAATTTGAAGAATATTCAGAAGTTCCTGAGGCTGAGGAAGCTTCAATTCTTATCTCAGGTGCTATTCCCATTAAGGACATGGCGTTGAACCTTTGCCCAGGATCTACGAATATAGCTGACGATGCTTCACTGCTTGTATCTAATACTAAAGATGCTGCCTGTAGATTTAGTCCAGAGAAATAATAACCATCTCCTTCTGCTATATCAGATATTTTTATAACTCCGTTAATAGAATTAAATCTAATCCCATCCTCCTCCGAATAGACATTTGCTTTATCACCGCCACATTTTGTAACAGGAAGATTTAACTCTATGTCTGTATTGAGTGCTCGTGCTCTACGAAGATAAGGTCTTTGGACGGGATCATTTGAGTCAGGATTCACAAATACTGCATCTGTCTTTATAATTCCCAACGCTGCCTGCTCATTTATTACTTTATCTTGGCTAGGGATTAAAATAACTTTTTCTTGTGCTTCTTGTTTTTTAGACAAATTGATATAAAAAGAAGGATCATACTCATGAAGTCTACCTGTTAAGAGAAGATCAATAATAGTCTCTAAATTAGCATCTAAAGAAATCAATTGTCCCCCTCTATAGGACAAAGAATCTAATGCTATTAGTAAATCAGGTTTTAAACTTATGGCAACTCCTGATTTATTTAATCTGGATAAATGGTACTCATGCCAAGGCGAGTAACCACTTACATCGATTAATTCCAAGAAATAGTAAACTTCTGCTGTTACAACATCATTAAAAATATTTAAAAATCTATTATTCTCAACAAAAGAATATTGGTCTGAACTACCCCAATCAATGATGTTATAATAATTATTATAAATTGAACCGGAACTAGCTTCTAAGCCATTACCAAGAGAACTGTTTGCCTCATCATCAATATTAACAAATTCAATTTCTCTTATTTTAATGTTTCTATCTTGTCGGTGTTCATTTACTATTTGAGTAGGATCTTTAACAATAGTAACATCATCCCTTTTAGGTATATTTACATTTCTAATTTCACTGCTACGAATATCAACATTATTTCCCGGTTCTCTACGCTCAAAATCCACAACCTGGCCATTAGAAATAATAATACCCGGATCAGGTTCTATACCAAAACCTGTTGTTGGGCCTTTCAACCTGCACTTGGGAGGAGTGTCTACGCAAGTTTTTTTACACTCATCCTTTGTTTTACAAATACCATTTTTTACTTCATCTTTAGTACATTTAACGCAAGTTCTTTTTACACCATTTTCAACTACTTCAACTCCCAAAAAAGGGCTGGTGTTATTAATTACACAATATGCTAAAGAGTCCGCATAGGTCATAGCAGTTTCTTCGCATTTGTATTGTGGTGGTCCTGGAACTCCTGGTCCTGGTCCAGGTGGAGCTGGTGTTCCTCCACCAAAAGTGGGGGGCCTTTTTATAGGAGGGTTTATTTGTTTACCCGGATTTGGCTTGACAATATAGTTGTCACCTTTTGGTGGTGGCCGTTTCTTATCATCAATCCTTCTTTTTCCAGGCTTGAACTCCCCACAGTTAAAAGTAATATTAGACATATTACCTCAATATTATAGTTTGGTTTCTACCCACTCCACCATACTGACCACCATACACCTTTGGAATACCTGTGATAGAAAATTGTATTGATGGGTAGATAGCTACTCCAGCCTGAGCTTCTCCAGTGAAAGCCTCAGTGGAACTGGGATAACGAATAATATCTTCATTAATAACTGCGAACCCTGCAAATAAAGAACCTAATCTATTATTATGAGGAGTTTTGAAGTTAGCACCGGCATGGGTTGTGGTGTCCCCGACTAAGCTGCCAGCCTCATTCCCTGCTTGTATAAAATCATTAGCTACCCAAGCCACATAGATTGTGAATGAGTTTTGTTTTTTATCCACCCAAACATGAGCCGCGCCCGCAGCACCATCGGACTGAAAGGGATGTGCTCTGTTGGAAAGAGGAACACAGTTCCAAAGTTGAACATCTACATTGTAGTCACCCATCCAAGTTACTTTTGTACGATCTATTGGAATTGTTTTTGACACGAAGTGGATACAAACAGTTCCTTTCTTACCAACTATATTATCTGTTCCAAATTCAGTAGCTCTTAAGTCCAATGACTGATTTACGTAGCATCCAAAATCTGCTGGATTTAATGTGTTCCTTTGGACATGGGTATTGATATAATCATTAGGGAAAGCACCCTTGCTTGAATAGTTTCCTTCTACTACCCATCTTGATAAATCCCATTGTGGATAATCAGGTATATCAATTTCAGTTGTACTAAAACTTTTCCTCAATTCTTGTAATAATTGGTTCAGAGAACCACCATTATTTTTCGTAGATAAATAATCTATTAAGGCTCCCTCAACGCCAAAGTTAGTTCCTCCTAGAACATAACCTGTAGCTACGACTCTTGGGACATCATTAGTTTCTTTTTTCAGAGCATTAATTTTAGAATTGTAATCTAAAGTAATTCTGTATTTCTCTAAGTCTAACTGAGCTTTTCCAACAGCAGGGTTAGCCAGAGATAATGCTGGTATAGCTCCTGCAATACCGGCTCTTTCGTTGTAAGTTAGTTCGGCTGTTCTAAATAGTGGTCTAATATCGATTATGCTAGAATCAGTTAGGATATTAGTTCCTGAAGCGTTTAGACTGTCAGTGCTAGTGGTAACAACATAAGCAACTGGTAGGATACTTTGCCCAACTAGTAAAGGACTATCAGATTCAAGACTTTCAGAAAGAACTGGGGCGATGTTTAAAAGATCATCCGGAGCTGGGAATGAACCATATACTCCAAGACCTTTGAAGCCTCCGTCTGTCATTAATTGGTCAGAAGCATTTGGTAGAATCTGTGAGTTACCATCTGCATCCTGGCCTAGAGCTGATGCTTGGAAATCTCTTGTGACTGAGTTTAATTCTGTGAAATCTACACCTACCCCCGCGCCATAAACAACCCCTAGTTGTGGTGCTGTTAATTGGGTTGGAGAACCATCTACCCATTTTCCTACTGTGATTGAACTTGTATCAATTGGTTTAGAATATATAAAAACTAAATCAATTCTGTTCGTAACACCACTTATTAAGTTTTTCTGCCCATCCTCAGTGTAAAAATAAGCGGCCTCGTTAAAAGGTGGGATTTCTATCTCTAATTCTTCGGGAACATCTACGATTGCAGTTCTCGCTGTCCCCCTCCATCTTTTGATAGCATGGCTTTCTGCCATAGCTAAAGGCATGAAACCTTTAGGAAAATTATCAGACGCAAAAGCTCGAACGATGAAACTGGATTCTTCCTTACCTGCTGCCCACAATAGAACCTCACTAAGAGGGAAAGGAGATTTTTTGATTCCTGCAACATCTTTTATTGTAGGACCCCCTTCTGCATCAACGTTATCTATTAATCCTAATTCCTCATTTTGAACAGGATAGGTAAATGCTCTTTCAATTAAACCGTTAAGACCGAGGAAATTAGCTTCTACCCTAGTTTTTAATCTATCAATAATATCTGTTATACTGGCATTATTTGATGTAAGAACTCTCCACGCATCCGTATCTTCTAACTCTGTTCCTAATACTTGAGTCATTAATTGTAATGGCTCAATACCATACACATCATTCACTCTGGCTGTGAACCTACCCGTCTTCACACGAACCACATTATCTTGGCCTGTAACATATGGTTTTAGCTCAGCAATATCTGATCTTTGAACATCAGAGATAGCAGTTTCACTTATTTGATCCTTGACCCATTTGATATTCTCCTCTAACTGTTTAATTGGAATATTCTCCACTTCCCAGTAATAGGGATCGTTAGCTTTAAAGTATCTTATTGGGTCAGTAAACCTATACGGACTATCTTTAAAAATTATTTCAGCCATTAGTTTTGTTTCTCTAGATCAAATACATTCAGAGATCTAATACCTCTACCTAAACTCTTATTTGTTGCACTTCCTGAGTCACCTTCTTTAGACTCATTTGCACCATATATAATAGCCTTCTTAGCCAAACCAGATTTACCTGTTGCAAGATGCTTAGCATTAGTAAATGCATTTGCTGCACTTTCATCCAAAAACAGTTGGACTCCACCATCTAACATAGCTGAGGCATAGTAAAAACCAGAAGTAGTTAACTTAGTTCCATCAGACGCCCAGAATGAAGCTTTTCCGTATGTTGAACTAATATCAAATGATGAGCACCCAAGATGCGCTGAAGCTTGGTATCCTTGAGCATAAAGTTGATATGGCAACCCAAAGATCTCATTTCCAGAAGGAGTAGTTAAGAAATTTGTAACTGGGTCAGGGGATAAGTAAATCCTAAATGGTCCTTTATTTTGGCTTGTGAGCCCACCACCGAACGCTTCTGCTAGGGCACTGTCGGAAGGTCTTGGAATAACTACATCCAATGTCCCCGTTGTTTGTGGGGAAATACCAAAATAATCCAATATACTTAAACCACTGGTATCCGGGGTCCCACTCGGCGCTCTGTAAGCAGTAAGGCCCCCTTCATTCCAACAAGCACTCGGGCCAACATAAATTGAATCCTCTGGGTGCTGCGCACTTACTGAAAGATAAGATGCATAAAGCTTAGAACTGTCAGCGATATTCCAAATAAATGGTCTATAGCATAACCAGTCATTTCCAGTGTGGCTAGCATCATAATGAGTTGCAGATGGAACCCACCAACCAGCAGGGAAGATTACATTATTGGCGTTTACTATGCTATTCCCTAATGCTCTGACACAAATACCACCTGCGGTAATGGCGCTAAGACCTCCAGCCCCCTCAGAGCCATTATCCCAAGCTCCTAAGGCTGTGCCTGCCAGGTATTGGTAGTAAGCCGAATCTGGGCTATCTGTGCTTTGCGTGAACGACGTGGCAGCCATACTTTGAACAGCGGCAATACCACCATCAGGATCTACATAAAGGCTAGAATCATTTGGGTTTGGATAGAATTGTAGTGATCCCCCACTAACTGCGCTAGCATAAGTAGCATTAGAACTTGTATTGTAATCTGTTCCACTAGCTAGGGCGCTCAGTCCGAAAGTCCCACGATTCCAGCATGGTTGGAAATCTCCAAGATTTTGGAGATTAATGATTGAATTCCTATTTGCTACCAAGCAAGATCTTGTGCTATGCAATTCTACATGGGTATGGTTAGCATCATTATTTAAATCGAATGCACTTATATTAAGTGCTCCTGATTCCTTTTCCCGAGGAGGGTTAATATTGATTTCTGAGTTATCCTCAGCTAAGGCGTCAACTCCAAATTGAGAAATAACAGTTGGGCCGGTCAATTCAATTAATGAATTCTTGGAGGCAAAAAGTCCTGCTGTTCGTATCTGGTGTGCATAAGTTGTAGACCCGTATACCCGTGTGGCCTGTATACCTGTCCCTCTCAAAAATAATTTAGAGTTATTAGTTACACTAGCAATAGAACCAAACAACGGAGTATTTGTTGTAATCCTCTCTGTGGAATCCCTAGACATTCTAGAATGGATAAGTTCTAGTTTAGATCCATTATCGACAACAATCGCTGGTAACTCTGTAGAATGGTTGTCCCAAGAAGAAGCTGTAATAGCGTGGGGCATCCTGAATAGATGGCGGCCAAATTTGCTGCCCATAGAACTAGTATAGACAGGAACATACTCAGAATTATCAAGACTAATATGGATACCATTAGCTGAGAATTCATACTGCTGATATGTGGATTCAGCAGCAGCAGTATAAGCAGTAGCATGTCTGCCGTAACGGATTAAAGAATTTTTTGCTACCACTGCTTCAAGTTGGTGTGCAGTAAATTCATACTCGTCCAACGTAATATCACTATCTTCAGTTCTTAATCCTCGTAAGTTGGCGAAACAAATTAATTTACCTTTAAAATCAAGAGTGGAGTTTTTCGCCCAAATACCATTATTAGTATTAAGTTCTGAGTTTAGAAAAGTCTGTGTAATTTCATCAATTGTAATTGGCCCCGCCGAAGCCATATTTGTTGATCTACTTTGGCCTCCATCTAAAACAGAATTTTCTAGAATTATACCATTAGTATTTCTAGAAAATTCAAACATATAGTTTGCGGGGTATGTTCCTGATGCTGAATTCCTGACAGTAACGAACTCAAAGGAGGAAGTTGAGCTAACATTAATTTCAGAATTGTAAGCTTTCAAACCCGCTGTCTCATCTAAGAATTCAGAGAATTTCTGAGATTTGTTTATCCAGTTTCCATCTAGCCTAGCAGTTCCATTCTGAAGATAATTTCTATAAGCTATGCATCCTCTAGTTAAAACAACTTTAGAGTTATTAAATAGGAATCCATTACCATTGTTTAAGACAGATGCACAGTTTTCAAGAACTACAGTTGAGTTATCAATTACTACACCATCCTGGACAGCTCTATTGCCGTTGACTAGAAATCCTCTAATATAGATTGGACCATTACAATTTCTTACTCGAAGTTTTGTTAGTTTATTCCCGTAAGTTCTTATTGTTAATAAATCCAAAATAGATGGTACAGCTTTTAAGAGTTCTTCACTAGTAATTCTATTTGTACAGCTAGCGTCGTTACCATCAAAAGTTTCAGATCCTGAATCTTCATAAAGTGCCCCACCGATTGCTCCTAACGCATTATCAAAGCCGGGAGCATCCAAATGGGCAGCCATTCTATTATCAAGACCCAAGGCTTTGTATTTCGCTATAAAGTGGTTGGCATTACCCCGGAATCTGGCATCAGTGAAGGATGAGGCAATAGTTGAACTTAGTATTAACGAGGAACCATTAACTATCTGCCAACCTATAGATTCTTCCAGCGCACCCGCAACACCATTGGTTACAGCAGAAGAAAATTGTAATCCATACTTTCCATACTGAGACCCAGTATTTGAAATAGCCTGGGTATCACCCGTCCTGCTTACAAACCCGCCTCCAGGAGCCCCTGATAGAGTAAACGCTGGCCCATCAAATTCTAGCCGGTTGATAATCTCAAGAGAACCGCTAGGACCGAACCCGATATCATTAAGAACAAACTCCCCCATGTCCCCATAGTTGCAGACTTCTACAAGAACAGGAAAATTAATAAATTTAGGCAAAGCCTCTAAACATGATGATAAATCATGGAATACACTTTTATTGCAGCCCGTAACGGTATGGTCTTTGTTTTCTCCGCCCGATACGACAAGAGCCAGCCCTGGGATACTTGAGGATGGAAACCCGAATTTCTCCCAATTTAAATAAGTTCTCTCTTCTAAATCGTAGATAGGAAGATTGTCATTTTCCCAGTTATAGAAGGAACTAGTATTGAACTTGAACACATCTTCTGTCCAACACTTCATCAGATGGACTGACCCGCTTGATGTATAAATATCGTTTTGGAAAAAAGTATTGAAGTTAGCCATTACCAGTTAATTGTCCATCTATAAACTAAAGCAAAATCCGAAGTTTTTTCTATCGCACTATGCTTTCTATATGCCACAAGAATTGAAGCATCACTAGACCTACCTTGTGGATTTTTCATAAATAGTCCTGCCTCATTAAAGGGAGTAGCATTTTCCGCCATATCAACAACATCGTTACCTGCATCCTCATCCAAGACTAAAGTATATCTAACAGAGGTATCATTTACCCTAGCTGGGAATGTAGAAATCAGAGCAAAGGGTTGGTCCGCCACATCAGCGCCATTCGCTATTTGAGTCGCAGAAACAGTTTGTAAAAGACTGCTGTCTCCTGTATAAAGTGCGCCACTACTCACCGGGCCGCTCAGTTCGAAAACTGCGCTTGTCTCAGTTACACCATTCCCAGATGTCCCAAGTTGAAATCTGTCAATTTGAAATTCTGTAATTTGAGTAGCACCTGAGAGGGAGAATAAGAGACTTAAGCCAACACCCATTCCCGACACAATTGTATTGTGGTCGTCGAAAACTATTTCTTCCTTACCATTCTTAAATACTTTTACTATTTGAAGATGGCCTGTTATTTCATGGAATTCATTAAAATCAAACATTTAAAACGATATTCTCCATTGGATTTTACTTTTATACTCTGAGATACCTAATAAACTCTTAACAGGTGTTGAAAAATAATTTAAGAGATTCGCAGGTTCACCATCAGTTGTTACATCTTTGCAATGAGTTAAATCTCTTAAGAATACTTTCTTTGCAAACAGTCTATAAATTCTAATATTATTTAGTGTGCCAAAAGAATAAGGTGGTGTTAATCCATTCTTTAACATCTGTGGTACATCTAAAGTCCACAACCCTATAGCATAAATTCCTCCAAAGGCAGCGGGGAATGCAAAATCACCTGCGGATAAAATTACGTTATACCCTATTTGCCCTCCATGCCCTGAGAATGCTGGTCCCGTCGATACACCCGATGTTCCTGCCTGATGTGATGTTGGCCATAGTCCTTGGTTCGTAGGAAATTCTGCTAAGTCCGCCCCATCTTTCACACTGGACGTGGTTAAATGAACCATTCCTGATTGATCCATAACATGATTCTTATTGAACTGGCTTTCAAATAAAGCTGATCCGATAAATCCACCTGTGACATCAGTTACATATAATGGGAACCCTCCTGGGCTAGAAGGGGGATAGCACCCTACAGCTAGAGCGGTTAAACCTAAACCATTAAGACCTGAGAATTCTATAGCATTTAAATTGTGGCCAATGTCTGATGTATCCCATAGGCTAGATGTTGATAATCGTTCAACCCTAGTGTCTAGAGGATTAGGTGATGAGGGAACCCTAATTCCTGTAACAGAGGAGGTATTTATACTCGATGTTGAGTTTACACTTTTAACTACTACAGCAGTAAACTCTAAAGCTGAAGTTAATTGGGCATGGGCATAGTTAGTATAACCATCTTTAGACTTGGCGAAACTTATTCCTTGAATAACATAATTAGATGTATCTAATATAGAAGATGTATTTGAGTAAGCACTTAAGCTAGGCGGCATGGTCATTACATCGGCAATCGTCTTCCCAGCCCCGATGCAAATCATATTTGATTCTTCAATATGATAAACAATTTTATCATTCTCATCAAAACATGTTATAAGGACATTACCATGCATTATATTGGATTTCCGTCTAATATTATAGTTTCATTAACTTCCGCCGAAACTAAGCTAGAAGGTTCAACAGAAATATTTTGTGGGTTATTTGGATGTAAAACATAATTAGCTCTTGATCCACCACTCAACTCATATGTAGAATTGGAGGAAGATGCTGAGAAATGATTCCTAGATGCATAACCTTGTCTGAATGTCTTTCCACAAATTTCATTCCAATACTTAATAACTTTTAACAATTCCATTTGTGTTAGATTGATTGTTGGAATACCACAGTTCCGAACAACTGATAACCTAGTAACATCTGCTACAGGAAGTTTAGTTCGGTGATAATTTGTGTCATCTCTAAGAACTACATGCTCCAATACTGAGAATTTATTTTTATTGGAAGAAGAAGGAATCATGAAAACTTCGAAAATATAGTCCTGATCTGTTCTATGCAATTGACCGAAAGTTCTAAAATAAAGATCAGGAGTGTATACTTCTTTATTTTTAGTATTAAACTTTATCTCAAATTCTTTAAAATCATCTTTTCCTAATAATGAAATTACATCTTTTTCTTCTTTAGGTTTAAAAGTTTCTAAACAATTATTATTATTTTTCGTTTTTTTCTTCTTGGAACTTCTGGTTTCTTCCTTTAAAGAATCTATAAAAGTGAAATCAGATAGTATTCTATCTTTGGAAAGATCATCTAGTAAAATATATTCCCACTTACAGGTATGTCGATTGAGACACCAAATATGCCTGCCTTCCTCCTGGGTGTGAATCCAAACCCCAATCTTAACCCCACCTATCTTTTTACCATCAGATGTTGCTCCTGAATATTTTACTTTAAAGGAAAAATCATGATTTGGTATCAATAAATTAGCTGTAGTATCGTAACCTTCATGGCTTGGATTTTGATAAGTTCTTAGAGAATATTTTAATCTTGGTAAACCATTAATAGCTTTTAGTTTAATTAAAGGTTTATTTATAAGATAATTATCTTGATCTTTTTTGAATAATGATTTGTCTAATTTAACCAAAGAGAAACTATTTGAAAGTGATGCGCCTGAAGTTTGCACCATTTCCACTCCGGATAATGCATGAGCATTTCTTATCTCTACTGGAGGATTGGTGCCTTCCATCGAGGAAGCCATTACACTAGTTACATCCGCATGAATCACCGAGTCATAAGTAGCTACCTCTGTCCCTGCGAACAAGGATGCTCCGTTTTTTAGTTCAACCATAGCAGAGGTAGAGGACGCTTGGAGACTTGGAATTGTGTCTTGCAACTTTCCTAGTTTATCAAAATCAGAATTCCTAAGTGCCGAGCCAAACGTATGAGCCATAATAGTTGGGCCGCTTAGATCTAATATATTTCTAAAATGATGCCTTGCGAAATATTTTGCGTAGTCATCATACAATTTATGTAATCCTCTGCTAAATTCAAAATGGAAATAGTCTTCCATAGAATTAGGAAAACCACCACTAGCATTTGTCAAACTATTAGCCCAACTTTGTGCTTGAGCTTGATAGCCAGCCGAGGCAACATAATCGGGCCATAGGGCACTGACAGCAGACACCCCAAGAGCGTATTTTCTCTTTTCCCCAATAGAGTGCATCGTTGCTATGATTGGATCTAGCTGATTCCTATCTATGTAATAATCTGCGGAAGATGAATACTGAGTATGCTTAGCATCTGAGCCGAGTTTACGAAGTCCCCTGATTGGAAAAGTTGCAGAAGCAGTAACACCCGAGAACACAGAGGACGAGCCAAGGTTGGCACAAGGTTTATAAACATCCGGTAAGTTAACATGATCTGATACTCCCAAAAAGTGGTGTGCTGATGGTATATAGCCTAGGGCTTGGTATGCTGAAACCGATGAATCAGGCCACCATGATCTAGGACCATTGAATCCCGTCCGAGTATAAAACCCTTCTACCGGGAGCAGATGGCGGTAATCTCTACGTCTTAAAGAATTTCTTCTTAACGCTAGGACAGCAGTCGTGTCAAACATAAATGAATCATAATCACTAATATCATCTACTTGGCCACGAGAGAAACTAGCGGGCATCGAAGCTCCATACCCGATTCTGTTATTTATAGAAGCACTAACACTACCAATTGAGAAATCTTTTTTCTTGAGATCCAAATAAACTAATCTAACAGAAGAAGTAGTATAATCATCTTCATTCCTTAGGAATAGGTTAGATTTCTGTATTGCGTGTGCAGGGGAAAAATCTTTTCCTGCTTGGAAAGCAATAATGGGAGCTAGTTTCCCGTCAATATTAAGAGTGCTTTTTGAAAAATCAAAAGAAGTAGCTTCTAAGTTTAAGCAGTAATGTGAAGACTTGCCACTCCATAAACTAAGGAATTCAGGACGTTTGTTTGATACATCCTCTATGATTGTCCCCCAGTTGGGTGGGATATTTACTGATGAAGTTAATAGTAAGAAAGTATTACCATACCTTATATCATCATAAGCTCGGACAGAATTATTTCTGACATAATCTCCCACCTGTATAGCAAATGGGGAAGGAACACCGAAGCAGGCTAACTCATCTTGGAATTTATCAATTAATTGATCTGTTAGGCGGCAATTTATGTAATAAAGGTATTCTTCAAAAGGTGGGATAGGATAGTCCCTCCCCCGATAGTTAAAGATAAACTCTGGGTTATCCACTGGGAATTTAGTGCTACCATAGAAGAATAGACCTGGGTAGGCTTCGAACATCCTGAGGAGAATCGCGTCGACACATAGTCTTAGGTTCTCGTCCATGCTGGAGGAAGAGTAGCCAGACACACCCATTGCCTCAGCTTTGTCCCTAGTCCAAACATTGAATGACGATAAATCAACCGATTCTGTTGCCAAGGCATAGTAAGCTAAGTGTGGTATATAACTTTCCCAAAGCTCTGTGATGCTGCTAGAGACATCAAAAACCCCCTCAGAGAAAACTGAGTTAACGGCTGTTTGTATGGCAACCTTAGTCCCCGATCTCTTGTAAATATCAACTGCATTGGCTAATTGGACCCTCCATTTATTAGGATCATATCCGTATAGTCTCCAGCCAATAAGATTCGCAAGTTCAGGTAAATACTCATCAGGGCATTCGTCAATGTTATAAAGAAACATCATCCGATCGAGGTCTTCTTGGATATCCATATATCCGTACGATAGAAGCCTCATCAAACTATAATGTGGACCTTTACTAGTTTCATCTGTTAATAAAGTATTTGCTGAAATATAATCGTCAATAGCATTTTTAACAGTAAAATCTTGCTCATCAACCTTTAAGGGAGAGTAAACCACTTCAATTAGAGTTTTAAGTTTATCTAATTGTTGAGTGCCACTTGTATAAGTTCCCGTTGAATTTAAGTAGGATGAAGTTAGAAAATCTTGTGGTAAGACTTCCGCAGTTCTCCAATATGACTGGGCATTGTAATTATGGAAAACATATTCTTGGAATATCTTAATTCCTTCTACCGTTTCTATTTTCTTCTGTCTGTATAGTTTATCAACAAGTAAGTCTCTGACCAAGGAAGAAGGCGCGAAGGTGCTTCCAGCCGTTCCTGTAGAGTTAAGAATATATAACCATCCTAAATTATTTAAGAGGTATTCATGTTTGGCAGAAGCATCAGTCCCCACACCATTAAGAGCTATAGTTGGATCATTAACAACACAACTAGGGAGGAAAGAGGCTTCCAAATAGGTCTCAAAAGCAGAACTAGTTGAAAAATCCCGGAATGATTTATTTATAGGTAGAAGTAAAAATTGTTCGAACTTATTAGCATCTATATTTGTCAATTCATTTTGTTTAATAAAGAATTGGCTCATCCCACTAATATTATCCATAGCGGAATATTGGTTATCAGAATCTAAAGCACTAACATAAGCAATTGAAGTAACGATTCCAAGACACTTTAAATGTGAGTTAATAAGTTGCGAAATTGGGTTTATACCTGTCCCACTAAGAGTAATATCTTCATTCAAATATACATTAGGGCTAATAAATTTGTTAACAGCTTCAACAAAATTTATTTTACTAAACTCTCTCTTAGTAGCAGAAAACTTATTCATTAAACAAAGACCACATTAAGTTGTAAATTATTTAATTGGATTATCTCATTGAAATCAATTTTTACATTTCTATCCAAATTATCTATAGTAGAAAATCTAACTTCTTTAACCTCAAAAATTGCACGGTTGAGATCTAGTAAATTCAATTCTTTACCAAAATCATTATTGTCTACTGAAAAATAATTTTGAATTACATCTCTCACTTTAAGTTTAATGTCTTCCTCTTTTCCTCTATATTCTTTATCCAAACGTAGAGTAATAACTAAATCCAAAGTTCTAATCAAACCATCTACAATAACTAATTCATCCGTTAACATTTTATAGTTATTCATAGAGTCTAAGAGATTTAACTTAAACTGAGGTGTGGCTCTCCTAAGCTGGTGGTCGTTTGCCCGCTCTAATACAAAGACATCAATCACATTCGCTGAGGCAAATGCTTTTCTTACAGATGCTGTTACTTTTCCTGTATTACCATATGAGCCTATGTAAGTGTTACCAAAAGTTTTATAGTCTGTTAAAGATACTAATCTATCTTGTCGTCTAAATGTTAAAGGAGCATACTTCTTAGCATGATCCACGGTTTCTGCATCCTGGCCTCCCGTTCCTGGGGAAGTATTAGTGAGAACTGAAGTATTACCTCCGACACTGATGGAAGTGTCATTAATCACCCCCTCTCCGATATTACCTCTAGTTCCACCACCAACTCTATAGAATACAGTATACGTGTCACCTGCTCTTGGAGCTTGCCCAATAACATTATCACCGAAGACAACAGTTGCTTGGAAATCATCATCTGTAATCACCTGGAAGACCTTATCACTGCTGCTAGAGGCGGAATAAATATTCTCCACTTCTGTATAAGCACCAGATGTAGTAGTATCTCCCTCCATATATACTTGTACACTCGATTCAATTACCGGACTTTGTGTCAATTCTATTGATTTTATTTTTTCTGAAGAAGCAAATGTGCCTGTTTCTTTTATTAAAGTTCCTTCTAGCAAAACTAAGTTACTAAAAACTTTATTACCATCATCATCTGATGATGACGCATTTAAGGTAATATCTCCGGTGGCATCTTCCAAATCAACCTGGCCGTTTGTAACTTTGTATAAAATAAAACTTATACTTCCTCCATCTTCGGGGGATTGAAGATTCACAACTCTGTCACTTACATCGATTGTGATACTTGGAGAAGTATCGGATGCCCATGTAATCTTAGCGTCTGCTGCTGCGCTAATCGGGCCTTTCATCCGAACGCCTACCAGGCGGAGAAGATCCTTAACATTATTCCTATTCTTGGCCGTTCTTATAAAATTTTCATTAACATTAAAATCAGCTTTGTGAGTTGCGATAGCTCCCCAGTAGGCCATCCATTCCAAGATCATCATACCATAGTCATCTTCAGCGAAGTTTTGGTATGTAAGAGGATAGACAGCTTTAGCGTATTCTACTAATTTAGCTTTGATGCTATCAAAATCTTGGGCAGTGTAGTCTACCAGTGAAGCTTGTTTCGCACTTTCTACATTAACAAGATTTAAGAAATCAGAAGATACAGTTCCGGAAAATGTCATTATTTAACTCTTACTTGAATATCAAACACAGAATCCACATCCTCTTTAGTTCTTAATGTGAGATTTATGATTAAAGTTGAAAGGCCCTCTAACCCAATTTCTTCTAAATCCTCCCCAACTTGTAATCTAATTATTTCAACTCTAGGTTCATATCTACTAAGTGAATTTTGAATATCATTTCTGATTTCATCTTTTGTAATATCATCCAAAGGTTCGAAAAGAAATCGTCTTAAGGAAATCCCAAAATCTGGCATCATTACTCTCTCACCACGTTCTGTACCGAGGAGTTGATTTAAGTTGTTGAGAAGAAGATTCCGACCAGTTACCTTACCAAATAATCCTTTATTTAATTCACTACCAATAGGAAATTGAAATCCGTATGTTTTCTGTGTTTTGGCTGCTACACCTTTTTTTAATGATACACTTGGAAGCTTCCCTATGATTGTAGTAGAACTATTTATTGCCATTATTCTTCTCCAATTATATTTAGATAAGTATGGAAAAGATGATTTCCTAAGAAGAGTTGGGAAGAAGAGTCTAGATGTAATCCATCAGGACTAAGATTGTAAGCACTCAAATCTAAAGCACTTATTAACCCATGTGGATTTATAGCTCTCTCAGCAACTGCATGTTGGGCAGTAATTACAGAGAATACTTCAACAAAGCCCGCAAAGAATATACTAGAATGCGGGCCAGCCGCAACAAACGGGATAGCACTAGTCCCCCCATTCCAATCTTGATTTCCAATTAATGCTCTTACCGAACTCACAAAATGATCGAAATTAGTTTCATACACTAAAGAAGCGTCTTTTTTAACAGAATCAGCTTCTCCTTGAACCCAAAAGATTCCACAAACTTCTAATTCCTCATTACCTTGGCCTAATAGTCTAGGAACAGCAGTATCTGAAGCATCAAATCCTACACCCAAAGGAGTGGCGGATAAGAAATGATTAAACATATGAGATTCTTGGAATGCACCAATAGGTGGATTACTCCAAGTAGCATAAAGCTGTGCAGCATCTGAGACATTTGTGGACTCCGCTAACTTTGACCCATCCCAAGCCATCTTAACTAAATAAATGTTTTCGTCTGGATATTTCTGCGTCAAACCACTTGCTAGGCTGCACTCAGGCCCCAAGCATACTTGCCCCACATGAGCCCAGGGGACATTATAACTTTTATTATTATAACCAGCTCTTAGGTTGTCCCATCTTTTCTCAGGAGTAGACGTTGGGTTTAGCAAGTTCCAAGTATAAACTCTTTCAAATTTTACATCTCTATAACCAGCACTTGAATCAGGTATTGCTGATAGGAACGAGCCATAATCTACGCCATTAACAGTTCTACACAAACCATTAGCATTAGATTGACCTAATAGAAAGAACACTTTTCCTTTATTAACATTATGGGTTCTAATATTTTTAAAGAATGGGCATTGAACAGTATAATTTTTAGTTATCTGAATTTGGGTTAATGGTTTATTATAGAATTTCATACTTCCTATGTGACCTCTTAGACCACTAATCTTACCACCCCATTGGCCACCCATAAAGTTTCCACTAGCTTGCATACCGTCGGTGTAACCACCACCAACAATCCATGGTGTAAAGTAAGAGTTAAGCTTTGGTCCACCACTTAAAGCATTAGTAGCTGAAGGACCAACTGCTGCTCCGCTAGCGTAGTTAAAACTATTTGCTTTCACCATAGACGGTAGTCTTGGCGGCTCACCCTTAGGAATAGAAAATACAGTTTGCAGACTAGAAGTTCCCATAAGGACAGAATCTAAGTATACTTTAACTTGATCTTTCGGAGGATCTATGGTTACTGCCACATGCATATAATCTTGATTGACATCTCTAAATCTCTTCCCATTTACTACTGAGGATACATTCATAGACCAGCTTGCATAGGCACTTGACAGTTCACAACCTGAATTAGAAAGTCTTATATACCCCGCTGATGATTGGTCAAATGACTGAGTTGGGGCTAAGAAGAAATGAACACCGGAGAGAGTACTTGGACTAAAATCATCGTTTGGAGGACCACCTGATACGATCCTCGAATCTCTCGTGAAGCCCATCACGAAACCTCTTACAAAGCCATCCCCATAATCTGGCTGCATCGCAGAGATATCGCCCTGGGATGACACTCCTGCTGCGGTGCCTACGTTCTCACATGCTAAGACTAATCTATGGTTTGAAGAAACAAAAGTATAATCCTCCATCCAACCTTTTTCAGCATCTAAAAGAGTTGGGACGTATAACCAGAAATCAATAGTACAGCCTTCCTTATTATACATCAAATCTCTAAATTCAGGGGTATCAGGAAGCCTGCCAAAAGTCCCATGGGAGCTTGGTTGTGTAGAATCAAGAGAAGATGCTTGATGCTTCGTCACACCTTCAAAGAACGGGACTCCCAAACCTTTTTGATATAATATATCAGGTTTACCAACGAGTTGGAGATTATTGTATCTATTTTCAGAAAAACTATTGTTTATTAAGAATTCTGTGGAAGAGGCTTGGACTGTCCTGGAATCGAGGAAATTATAAATTCCAATCAATCCATCAGTAATTACCGTATTAGTTACACTTTTATGAACTTGGCCTTGTGCAGAAACTGCGGAAGTTTCATAAGGCATTTCACCTACGCCTACCTCAGCAACCAATAAGTTATCAAAAGCAGAAAATTCTTTATTCTGCTTAGTCCCCACATATTTTGTTTGGATTGGTAGTACTACACCAGAAACATCCTCCTGGCTGAGAACTAGTCTTTTTTGTTGTTCTAAGGATGCTGCAATATTTAAATCTTGCAAATAGGAGAAATCATTAATTGGAATCCCACCGGGGGAGAATTTAGGTCCAGTCCCATAAAGAGATGGGGCTTTGACCGCAATTTCTATTTGTTTCTTCCTACGATTGATTTTATCTTGGTGTAACTGAGATTCGGATAAAAGTTCTTGCCTAGTATTATCAATAATTGCAACACCAGCTCCTGTATCACTGTATTCAATTATTTTATTTTTAAGATCTGATATCCTCTTGTCTCGCTGTTCAATTAACACACTTAAGAAATTATCAGCATTATAGAAGGTTTTTAAGAAATCGGATTCATCAATAATGTTAGGGTCAAATATTGTTCCTACATATTTCCTAAGTTCCTCATCTGAAATTTGAACTCCCTTACCCCCAATATTAGGATCATAATCAAATCTCCATCTCTTACTTTGTCCAATTTTTTCTTTCTGTTTCTTAAGATGCTCTAAAACAAAAGTAGTGCCACTTGTTTGAGAATCATAATACAGACCATCAACTGATAATAGGAATTTTCCTTTGGACGACTCAGGTGGGCCGAAAACTAATCTAAATATCTCTTCTTTACTTTCCTCATCCTCACTCTTTTCAATTCTAAATTTATCAGGAAGATTAGAAGCAAACTTAGAATTAAACTCTGGTTCAAGATCAGGGTTCACACTACGTTCAGCTAGTAGGCCCTGTATTACGGAAAGAACCTCTGCTACCTCTTTAGAGAATGCTTGTAACTCGGAAACCCGAGCAATCTCAGCCGCATATTTTGATTCGACTAACGCACGTCGTTCCTCAGCAGTTAAATTATTCTTTTCTATAGATGAGTTGGCTGCATTAAAGGCTAAGGTTTCTTTGAACTTACCAATACAATTTTTTATATCTTCTAAGTCTCTTTTCCTAGAAAGATAATTATTATAAAGATTACCACCCGCTGCTAAAACACCGTTGATAGTCCCTAAAAAGCTGTCAATACCTTGAAGAACTCCCCCAGACTCATATTCCCTTTCAGTATTAGCAACATCAGTGATTAGAATAAACTGCCCTGTCTCAGTATCGTATCTGATGATTCCTGAGTCTAAAAATATAGCATGGGTAATTTCTTTAATAGCGTCGTCGGCAGCTTTCTTTGCATTCCTAGATGCTTGGGACATTGGCCGTAGAACTGCGCTGGGAAGAAGCTGTAGGACATCCTTGGTCATGTTAATAAGGCATCTTGGAGCCCCGAAAGCCATACCCGTGGATTTAATTAGATCAGCTTCTCTGCCTTGAACTATAGCAAATGTTTCAACATCAAATATCATCTATACACCATAATTATTGGGAACTGGTTCAGTGGGGTCATTGTCACCAGGGGTGACCTTTCCGGGGCTAGGTTCACCAAGATATGTATTTCCACCTGTGAGGTTAGCTGAACTTTGACCTTCAATAGTTGCTCCCTGTTGTGCCAATGCTGCGATATTTCTACCTTTTATATCTACATTCCCATTAGTTGCTTCTAATTTTAAGTTGTTAGCTGCTTTGATGTTTATGTCACCATCCGAACTTAAACTAATCTTTTGAGCTGAGTGGATAATAATTTCCCCATCTCTACATTCTAATTGAATCTTATCCCCTGCATTTAAGAAAATTCTCCCTGTATTATTTTCAGCCGTGATATTAATATCCCGATATTTACTTTCGATATTAACGTTCCCAGTTCTCTCCCTAGACCCAGGAAGGGTGTTTGCACCTGTTGAAGTATTTCTAATATGGATATCTTGACCGTCAACTACTCTTAATTTAACTTCTGCCTCTTGTGAGGTCAAAACCTGGTATCCTTTACTCGAAAGAAGAATGCTTCTTCCTGGGAGATCGGTGGAATCCTCTGATACGATTTGAATACCATCTCCGGACTCATTTCGTAGCCAAATACATCCAAGCCCAGGACTATCTGCTAAAAGAATTTTCTTTCCTAATGATGATTTAATTTCTACTTTCACATTATTTTTAGTAACATCATATTGATCTGATAAAGTTATACAATGCCCTAAAGGAGTTTTCCATATTACTTTTTGTGGGATATTATCGGAATTATAAATTCCTACAGGTGGTAAGACATTTCTATTCATTAGGATATCAATGTCAGGATCATCTGTTTCCTCAACACCTTCTTTACGATTCACAATAGATCCCATAAAATACCAGTTGGAATCATTTTCTAATTGTGAAATTAAGACTTCACTGCCTCTTTCGGGCAAAGCTATAAACCCGCCCTCAGCACTACGGTAGTAAGGACTAACATATATTACCTCAAAAAAGTCTTCCTCTATTTCAGGGCAGAATACTCTGAATCTTCCTTCTTGGGTTACATCTCGGGCGTCAACTACCTGTGCTTTGTAAATCATTTAATTTCTATATCCGTTTTATTTGGAATTTTTCTAGTAGTTCTGATCAAACCAAACTCAGAGCTAACATCATTAGAAGTTATTTTATGTTTAAAACTTTCAATTATATAATGACCCGAAAAAGTAGAATCTCTATCAAATCCTATATCTCCTAAAAGAACCCCTTGAACTTCAAAATCATCAAATAAAAGTGTGCTACTTTTCAACATATCTTTAAGAGAGTTAGCAACATTAAACATAGGAATAGTTTTAACCCTCACTTTGAAATTCTCACCTCTAATTTTATCTAGAATAAATTGTTGGACAGAAATTGGATTTAGCTTGCTGCTAGCTTTTATTAGAACTGAGGGGTTAGGAGTTTTATAAGTTTCTAAAAATAGTTTAATAGCAAACTCTACGAAAATATTTAAATCTACTCTATCTTTAAATTCTTTCCCATAACGTCTTTTAAGTTCACTTCTAACTTTGTCAACTCTCTCTGTTTCCACCAACCCTTTAATTAGTTCTATAACATCAGTTTGGTCTGGGTAGAGTTTTTCGAATGTAAATCCCTGCCTGGATAGGGACGCCACTGCTTGCAGTGATGGGATCTCATTCATGGAAGCATAAATAGCATCCAGGTAGAAACTTTTAAGATCAATTTCCAAACTTATAACATTTGGATTTTTTACATTTACTCTAAACTCAATATCATCTTTTGCACTAATCTCTTTTACTTCTTGTTTATACTTGCTAGATCTAAGAAATTCTTGAGATTTGTGGAGAAGATAATTAGGATTTTTACCACCACCTAGTACTTTGGGACCCACAGTTAAATTTTGTAACATTTTACCGTATCTTTGAGCATCTTTTAGTTTACCATCTGTATCTAAAATCTTAATTGGTCCTGAACTAAAATTAGGTCTAATAATATCAGATGCAAACTTATTGTAGATCACATCATCAATAATCCGTTGGTCACCAAAAATTACTAAAGGTTGAATACCATCCCCGATACCTAGATGTATTCTAATTAAATCCAAAAGTCTAATATCACTTTCTACAA